CGGGAAGCCGACAAAACGGGTGTGGCGACGGTCCTGCACGCCAATTACGAGTTCTGGGAACCCACCGACACCCCCACCAAACTTGTGGCCGCCTCCAAATGGCATCTCGGTGACTACCCGCCCGGAACCGCCTATCTTCCGGTGCCGATCGAAACCGATCGGTTCCCCGAAACCACCCCAGCCGAGAAGGCGACACGGTTTCTGCATGTGGTGGGCAGGCCGGCGATCCATGACCGCAACGGCACCCTCGATTTCCTGCTGGCGTTGCAGCATGTCGAAACCCCCATCGAGGTGACGATCACCTGCCAGCAACCCGGATATGTGGGTTCGCTGATAAACACCCACTCAATCCGCATCCCCTCGAGGGTGACGATGCGGGTGGAATCAGTGGATGCCCTGCACTACTGGACGAAATACGAACACCAGGATGCGCTGATCCTGCCCAGAAGGTTCGGCGGCCTGTGCCTGCCCGCCCAGGAGGCGATCGGCGCGGCACTGCCGGTGGTGATGCCCAACATTGAACCTAACGGCTGGCTGCACCCCGACTGGCTGGTGAAAGCCACCAAGGCCGGCGACTTCCAAGCGAAACAACCCGTCACCTACTACCGCACCGACCCGCAACTGTTGGCCAAGGTGATGGATCGGCTGGCCACCGACGAACACTTCTACGCCAACTCGGTGGCCTACGCCCTCCGACAGCGGGATGCCCTGTCGTGGAACAACCAAACGACCGCTTACGAGCTGTGTTTAACATCGGCGTCGTCGCGCATCTAGCCCGCGCCGGCCAAGCCAAACACCTGGCCCGGGAAGTCAAAGCGGACTTCATCAGCATCGACAACGGCATGCTCGGCTGCGACGACAACCACACCGCCGTCCAACACCACCTCGCCAACATCCCCTCCACCTGGTCGGTGGTGTTAGAGGACGACGCCCAACCAGTCAACGGATTCCGACTGCAACTCCAGCAGGCTCTGGTGATGGCACCCAGCCCCGTCGTCAGCCTCTATCTGGGCCGCAAGAACCCGGTGCACTGGCAGAACCGGATGCGGCGCGCCATCAAACACGCCCAAGCCGAGGACGCCTCCTGGATTGTGTCCACCCATCTGCTGCACGGTGTCGGCTACGCGGTCAAAACCGCGCTGCTGCCGTCCCTACTCGGCCACGACTCGGACCTGCCGTGCGATCAGCACATCGGCCACTGGGCCCGCCAATACGGGCACACCGTCGCCTACACCCACCCCTCCTTGGTGGATCACGCCGACACCGACACCCTCGTCAACCACCCAGACGGCAAACCCAGACCCAAAGGCCGCAAAGCCTGGACGGCCGGCACACGCAGGGAATGGACATCAAGGGCGGTGACGATGTGACCCACGCATTCCTCACCGCCATCCTCCTGGCCCTCGCCTACATCCTGTTCTTCAACCACCACCTCGGAAAGGCCATCATGTCGACTCAAGCCGCTGTTGACGCCGTCGTCGCCCAACTCGGGAAAGCCAAAGGGGAAATCATCTCCAAGATCGCCGACCTGCAAATCCAGCTCGACGACGCCAACGTCGCCGACAAGGTGGATATCACCGAACTGGTGGCCGCCGCCCAGGCCCTCGACGACATCGTCCCCGACGCTGTGGAAGCCGACGACGATGATGAGCTCGACGAGGATCCGCTGGTTGAGGTCTGAGTCCCGCCGCCGCCGCTTCCGGGCGCTGATCGCCAAGGATCAGCCACCCTGCCACGTGTGCGGCAAGGACATCGCCTGGGACGCCCACCACCTCGACCCGCTGTCATTCCAGATCGACCACATCACCCCCATCGCACGGGGCGGTTCGGACGCCCTCGACAACATCGCCGCAGCGCACCGCAAGTGCAACCGCGACAAGTCCGACAAGATCGCCGCCGGCGTCGACTTCATCACCGAACGCACCTGGTGACACCCTGACCAGCCCCAACACCACCGCCCTGACCTGCGGCGATGGCACGCCCCTGACCAGCCCAAACGCAAACCACCCGGTGGTGACCAGCCGGGGCGGCGGCAGAGGGTCGAAACGGCGAAACCGTGTTCCTCTGACCTGCGGCGATGGGGGGCAGGCCCCTGACCTGCGGCGATGCAGGAGGACTCGGGGCTTAGCTTTCAGCCCCCCCTGACCGTTTCCCACAGTGGGTGGGAAAACCATTTTTTGTGCCCTACTAACCATGGACGGAGTCCCCAGATGGCTGCTCATCTGCGTTCAGTTGGCGATTCGGAGCCCAGGCGCCCATCGGTGGCTGAGGCCGCCCAGTCCGGTGATCGGCGGGATTTGTTGGTGGCGATGCGGGACCGGATCGCTAAAACGATTTCTGAGGATTGCCCGCCGCGGGATTTGGCGGCGTTGACGCGCCGGTTGCAGGACATCGCCAAGGAGATCGACCAGTTGGACTTGCTGGATTCGTCGGGGGGTTCTGTGGTCGCGGCGACTGATGACGACCCTTTCGACGCAGCGTCTGTCTGACGTAGCCCGTCATGTGATCGCACCGAAGGGTGCGGTGTCGACGGGCTGGCCGGCGGTGCGGGACACCTGCTCGAGGTTGGGGTGGGGGTTTGATGGCTGGCAGGCCGGTGCGGGGAAGCTGATTCTGTCCAAGGGTGTGGACGGCTCGTATGCCGCGGATCTGTGTGCCCTGTCGATTCCGCGGCAGGTGGGGAAGACGTATTTGTTCGCGGCGATGACGTTCGCGTTGTCGTTGTTGAATCCTGGGTTGACGACGATTTGGACGGCTCACCGGGTGAAGACGGCGAAGGAGACGTTTTCGTCGATGTCGGGGATGGCCGCCCAGGAGCGGGTGGCCGCGCATGTGTCGCATGTGGTGCGTTCGCGGGGCGATGAGGCTGTCGCCTTCAACAACGGGTCGCGGATTTTGTTCGGCTCTCGGGAGGCCGGGTTCGGGCGTGGTTTCACCAACGTCAACATTCTGGTCTTCGATGAGGCGCAGATTCTGACGGAGTCGGCGATGGAGGACATGATCGCCGCGCAGAACGTGGCGATCAATCCGTTGACGGTGTTGATGGGCACCCCTCCGAGGCCGAGGGATCCCGGTGAGGTGTTCACCCAGCTGCGCTCTGAGGCTTTGTCGGGGGAGTCTGAGGGGACGCTGTATATCGAGTTGTCGGCGGATCCCGGCGCGGATTTGATGGACCGGGCGCAGTGGCGCAGGGCGAATCCGTCGTTTCCGTCGCGGACACCGGAGCGGTCGATGCTGCGGATGCGGAAGAACTTGTCCGACGATTCGTTCCGCCGTGAGGCGTTGGGTGTGTGGGATGAGATTTCGGCGCATAAGCCGATTGTGTCGTCGCAGCGCTGGCGGGAGATGGCCGATGTGGGCCCCGAGGATGGGGTGCGCCCGGACGGTTTGGGTGTGGACATGTCCCACGGCCGCGACATTTCGGTGGGCGCGTGTTGGGTTGAGGGGGAGGACGCCCACATTGAGCAGGTGTGGGCGGGCTCTGACACTGCGGCGGTGATCGAGTGGCTGGTGGAGCGCGCCGGCCGCCGTGTCCCGGTGGTGGTGGATCAGGCGTCCCCTGCGGCGTCTCTTGTCCCTGAGTTGCGCAACCGCCGGGTGAATGTGGTGGTGACGGGGGCGGGGCAGATGGCGCAGGCGTGTGGGCTGTTGGAGAACCGCATCGCGGAGGACACGTTGACCCATGCCGGTCAGCGCAAGGTCACCGATGCGGTGTTGGGGGCGCGGCGGCGCCCGATCAGGGATGCGGGCGGTTGGGGTTTGGACCGTTCGGATCCGACGCAGGCTATCTATCCGATTGTGGCCGCGACTTTGGCGTTGTTCGGGGCTACGAGCCATAAGCGGTCGAAAACTAATGGAGGAAGGGTCATGGTGCTGAAGTGACCTCTCTGGCGACTCTTGTGGCGACCACAGGCCCGGTTGAGGGCTTGACCGATGACGAGAAGTTCACCCTGAACGAGTTGTGGCGGGTGTGGACACTGAAGTTGCGCCGCAACATTCTGCGCACCGCCTACTACGACCAGCGCAACGTGTTGAAGGACTTGGGGATTGCGATTCCCCCGCACCTGACCGACCTGGAGATGGTGTTGGGCTGGCCGGCCAAAGCGGTGGATGTGTTGGCCCGTAGGTGCAAGCTGGACGGGTTCGTCGTCCCCGGCGACGAAGAGGACAGCTACGGCATTAAGGCGTTGTGGCGTGAGAACGACATGCACATGGAGTTGCCCCAAACGCTGACCTCGGCGTTGGTGCACTCGTGTGCGTTCCTCACCGTCACCCGGGGGGACACCTCGGCCGGGGAGCCCGATGTTCTGATCTCCAGCCAGTCGGCCCTGTACGGGTCGGGGATTTGGGATGCCCGCCGCAGACGGTTGAAAGCCGCCCTGACGATCACCGACATGGATGAGATCGGCCGTGTCACCGGGTGGGCGTTGTTTATGCCGCAGATGACGGTGCAGGCGGTGTGGGATGAGAACCGGTGGGTGGTTTCCCGGTTCGCCCACGC